GCCAGAGCGGCGAGGTTTTCGCCCCCTCGATCAGCGCCGAGATCTCGGCATGCTCATCGACTGAGCCATAGCCGAGGTACTCGGGCAGCGTGATGCCGAGCTCTTCGCGGTAGATGATGCAGGCGAGGCCCCAGCAATCGGCGCCCTCGGCGGTGCGGCCGTGATCGAGGGTGGGGATGCCAATGTAGCGGTTGGACCAATTCATCGCCACAACCCCGGGAATTTCTGCCGCGTCATCCGGCCCGAGGGGAAATGCTCCAGCTCGATCTCGTCGCGCGAAAGCGAGAGCGTGATCTCGGACGCGGTGCCCTCGGCATTGGTGAGGCGCAGATCCTGCCACTCGGCCTCGATCACATCGGGGGTGCCAGCCTCGACCACGGCCATCGCGACCGTGGCCTGCCCGACATAGGAGCGGAGCACCTCGACCATGCGCGCGTCGAGGTTTTCGAGCACGATCTGCGCTTGCGCCGGTGCATCGTCGGCGTCGTCGGGCAGCACGGCCGAGGCGACGATCCAGAGATAGGGATCGGTGGCCGGGTTCGCGCCACGCCAGCTGGAGCGGGTGCCGTAAACCAGCGGCTCTTCGGTGAGGCGCTCGGTGTTGTCGGTGCTCAGCCGGAACGGCGCTTCGAGATCCGGGTGGGTGACCTCGATCAGCACCACCTCGATCTCGGCGGAGACCGCATCGATCTGCGCCTGGCGCGCGTTGAGAGAGAGACGGCGGCTCATGGCATCACCACGACAGCGAACTGCAACTGGAACTCCAGACCATCGACCATCTCGATCGGCGGGGCATCGCCCCAGGTGCACAGCCATATCGCCGAAGCGATTACGGGATCTCCTGCAGCATCCAGCAATGGCACCCCAGCCGAAGTAAGAACCGGCCATCCGTCCCGCGTCGGATCTGGCATCCAAAAAAGTGATGCCCCGCCCGCACAGCCGGTCTCATAGAAGGTCCAGAATGTCTGACGCTGGTATGAATCGCACACGATCGCCAGCGTCACCATCTGCGCCACGGAGGAAAAGCGGCGGCGATACCCGGGCGGACCGGCCTCAAAGCCGCGCTTGCGACGACCGTCCTGCGGTTGCAGCTGATAGCTTGATCGCTCGGGCCGGGGCAGCGTGGCGGGCCAAGTGGGATAGCTCATCGCATGATCCCCGCCGGGTTGATGCCGTAGGCTTGCCGCAGAGTCCGGCGCGCTTTTCCGCCGGGCGCAGACAACCCTACGGAAACTGCGTCGGACATAACGATGTCATAGCGCCGCCGCCCCGAAGTGTCGTTCCTCTCTTGAACCTCGCCGACACGGGCGGATGACTGGTTGATGATGTTGATCACGGGGCCAGCGGCCGCAGCCGCGGACACGGATGCCCGAACCCCCAGTTTTCCGCTTGAGTCGCGGTCAAGAGGCAGGATGGCCTCAGGACCGGCTTCGCCCATCAAACCCGTGCCCTTGGCGAAGGCGAACAAGGTCGGGCGGGTGACGACAGTGCCGCTGTAAGCACCAATTCCAGCCCCGGAGTAGACGCCCCCATTGGCATTCGCTGTTACGCTGCCGGGCAAGAATGCACCGATCAAGCCGTCGATGATCGGGTTGAATACCGCATCGGCAAAACGCTGCGCGGCGATGCGAGCAAACGTGGCCAACACATGCTGACCGAAATCGTCGAGCGCCTCCTTTCCCGACTTGGCACCACTCAGCCAATCCGCAAAACTCGACTGCGCAGAATTCTTGGCTGAGTCTGCAATGCGGTTCGTAACGTCCTCGTAATCTCGTGCGAGCCCACGCACTTCCAGCCGCCATTTCTCAACGGCCGCCACCGCCTGCGTACCCGACACGTCATTGGCTGCCTGCATCTTGGGGATCAGATCAGCAATCGACGTCGCCGCACGATCCTTCGCGCGAGTTATGGCCTCTTCACCTTCAGAAACGGACATCAGCCCGAGCGCGACCTTCTCGTGAATCGCCGCGATCGCGGTATCCATGGCCGTCAAAGCATCTTCGGCAGACTTGGTCACCGCGTCGAAGCTTTCCCGATCGACCGAGGCACCACCGCCACCACCGCCACCGCCGCGCAGGGAGGCTTGCCTCGCGCGATCACGCACGATGGCCGTCGCATCATGCACGCCGCGTCGATTAGCGATGATGTTTTCGCGGCGATCATCTGCCATCGGTGCCGCCGTGTCCGTCGCCGCCGCCCGGGCCCGGGCCGCATCCCACAACTGTGCCGCAAGTCTCGACGCGCCCGAGATCGCCCCATCGAGCCAACCGGCTCCTGGCACACTTGCCCCCAGCATTGATGCAGCACCTGCAGCCGAGTCGAGCGCCGTCATCAAGGCGTCGCCCATCGTCTGCGCCACGGTCAGGCTGTCGGATGCTTCGGCCGCGCGTCGCTGCATCTCAGCCAAGGCCGTGACCGCGTCACGGAGCGGACCCGGAACAGCTTCCGAAGCAGGGTAGATCTGCTGGATGATGGCAAGCGCAGAACCGGCAGAGGCAGCTATTTCAACGAACGAACTTGACGCCCCGAGATCATCAAAAGCGCTCGCCAGTTGCCGCGCCTCGTCCGCGGACATACCGAGCTTAGCGGCGGCTGCATCGACCTCTTCCTGAAGCATCCGCACGTTATCCGCGTAGAGAAGGACCTGCTCCGAACTTGCCATGGGGTTCTTCTGCGCGTTCGCGAGCGCCGCCTGCGCCTTGGTCAGCTCTGCGAATGTTTGCTGAATGCTGAGCAACTGCCCCTTGAGGGGGTCGATAGATGCACTCAACCCGTCGAGAGCCTTGCCTGTTTCGAGGCCCTTCATGTACTCGGAAAACCCCTGCACCTCGCTGGCGAAGCCGTGGAATTTCTCCTTCAGCTTCAGGGTCTCCATCGCAGCAATTTCGGCGTATTTCGCGTAGGCGTCGAAGGCGGCGTTGATTTCGGAGAGGGTATTGTCCAGCTCCTTGCCGCTGTCCGACGCCGACGTAAACCAATTGACCAGCAGTGGCAGGGCGACGCCAGCAACGGCGCCGACCGCAATGCCGAGAGTGCCGAATCCCATCGCCATGTCTGGGATCTGGATTGCGAGGGCTTGCATATAGTTGCCGGTTACCTGCCCCATCTGCAGGACTTGGCTGAACTGAAATGCCAGATTTCGCGCCGTTTGACTGCTGCCAGATGCTGCGGATTTTCCGAGAGCTTCAAACTCGCGGCCAAGCTCCTGAACTTTCGGCGTCACGGTACGTGGCAGCTCGCCAAAGGCCTCGCCAAGCTTCTTGCCCTTCTGCCCCGCCTGATCAGCCGCGGTACCAGTCTTGTCGAGTTCGCCCCGCAACTGCGAAATCTCGGCCTTGGCCTGATCGGCCCGTGCCCTGATCTCGAATGCCGCCACCATGTCGTTCATGTGAGCCTCAGAGGAACCGGATATCGCCGTTGATGGGAGCGCCGGGCACTGGCGCGGCCGAGAGCTCCGGGGCTTCGGAAAGCGCGGCCTTGAACGCCGCAATAAGATTGCGATGCTCGATCTCGTCCACCGCAGCATGACCGCGCATCAGGACATCGAGCTGAGCGACCGTCAGCTCTCCGACGGCGGCAAGGTCGTGTCCCCAGCGGACGAGGCGGGCGACGGCGGTTGCCCAGTCGAGCGCTCCGCGATCATCAGCATCCGCTCGCGCAGCCTGTCCCGAATCGGAAGCAGGCATTGGCCGAAAAAACGCAGGTTGATCTCCATCACCTCGGCCAAGATCTGCATCACCTCGTCCGGCAGCATGTCCTCAAACACCGCACCGTGCTGACCGGTCGCGATCTCCAGCGCCGCGATGACGGCATCGGGGTGCTGCACGACCGCGGCCAGATAGTCGCCGGTGATGACGTGCCCGGCAAAAGGCTCCGACACTTTCGAAAACGCGCCGAACTGGCGCACCTTCAGCGCGCCTATCGCAACCTGGTTGCCCGCGATGGTGATATCGCGGCGCATCGGGAACAGTGCTTCAAGGTCTTCGGAGTTCGACATCGGCTTACCTCGCAACGATGGTGACTTCGGGGGTACCGGTCAGGCCTGGCAGGAAGCGCAGATTGGTCTGGATCATCACGCTGCCATCCGCGTCGATCGCCTGCGGCGTGGTGCGCTGCACCCGCCCACCGAAAACGCCAATGCGCTTGCCCGTAGCCGACCCGTGCTGGAAGCCGATCGATGTCAGGGTATTGGCGTTCACGTCGGCGCGCCATGCGATCTCGGCAGCAGCGTCCAGATCGGCCGACAATTGACCCGCTACCGTGCGGTCGGTGATCTTGATCGACTCGCCACCGAGCAGCTTGGAATGGGCCAGCTTGTTGCCCACGTCGATCGAAAGGCCTTTCGAGGCCAGGACCGTGCCCCCGGTCACAACGCCCAGTGCCATGGTCGAGCCCATCGAGAGGACACCGGCAGCGACGTCTGACACGACCTCCGGGCCGATGAACGCGGTCAGGTCAATCGCCGGGACGCTGGCGGCAACCGTATCGACATCGAGCGCCATGAAGTCGAACTCGGCAGTGGGCACGGTGAAGGCCGCCAGATTCAGCTTGACCGTGCCGCGGCCGCCCCGCGCGACATATCGAACGCCATCCCGAAAGAACCGGAACGTAAGCCCCTCGAAACCCGCATTGACGGGCGTATATTCGACGCGCGAGCCTGCAGTGATGGTTTCGGCGAACCCGCAGCCGCGCAACAGCTTGCCCCAAGCGGGCGGGGTGCCCGCAGCACCCGAGCCGACCAGTTCCACCTTGAACTTCAAGCGCGCGCGGCGCGGCCCGGGAAGCTCTTCGGAATTGCCGAGCCACGGCAGCACGAGGTTGCGCGGCACGGTGTCCGGCTCGATCTGGAAATCGGGCTGATCGACAAGCAAGATGGCATCGGTCGCGACGAAGGCCGTTTCGGCAGTGCCGTAGACTGACTCCAGTTTTGCCATGATGGCGGTGCGGCGGGTCAGACGGTCCGACATCAGCGCGGCTCCTGTTCAGCGGTGGTTTCAACGGGGTCTTGAACGGGGGTTTCACCTGCCGTTTCGATGGGCGTAAGGGTTCCGGCAACCTCATCGAGCAGGAACGATCCGCCCCGATCAGGGTAGGGCTGGGCGGGCAGCGCGGCAGCAGTTTTGGTCTTGCTCATGACGGGATGATCCTCAGCTGATCGGTGATCGAAAACGAAATGTCGTAGGCAAAGGCGCCTGCGGCGGCGCGGCTCAGAGTGCAGTTGCGGAACGTCATGACGCTGACGCGGCCGCCCCAGTCCCACCCCGACAGCGCGGCAATGATGGCGTCGATCAGATCGCCGATCACCGGCAGCGCCCGGGCGCCAGAGGCATCCCCGGCCTTGACGGTAAGGACCACGGAATAGAGGCGCTCGATCGACTGGACGTAGGCACCGGTGCGTGCCGCCTGCGAACCGCCCTTGATCCCGGTCGGGATGACATGGGCCGCGGGGGTAACCTGCGGCAGCTGCCCGGTTGCGGTCAGCGCGCCGAATTCGGCGGCCCCCCAGACGCGGCCGCCCAAGCCATCCACGCGATCCTTGAGCCGGGAGATGATGTCTTCCACGTCGGCCATCAGATGAAGCCCTTCATGGAACCAGCCGACAGCGGCCTGGAACTATCGGTCATCCGCACACCGCTGGCCGCCGTCGTCTGCGGCTCAGTGCCTGCCACGGCCAGCCGCACGCGGCCATCGGCGATGTCCTTGAGCATGCGCAGGGCGGTGTCGTAATCGGCCTTGGTCTTGCCGTCGGGCTCGGTCAGATGCAGCGACCAATAGGCCAGGGCCTGCGCAATCGGCGGCAGTTGCGGCGGGACAACGGCAAGCGGCAGGGCATAGTGCCGGGCCAGATAGCCGTCGATCGTCGCATCAGCATCGGCCAGCGCACGATCGATCATCGCGGCATCGATCACGCCGGTGGCAAATTCGGCGCGGTCGGTCAGCATCACCAGCGCCGAGGTGCCGTACCGGTCGATCATCTGCTGTTGCGTCGCATAGGTCATGGGTGCCGATCCTGAAGGTTGGTGCCGGTCTCTCCCGGCTGTCACGCCCGTGTTTTTGCGCTGTTGCTTGGCCTTGCGACCTCACGCTGAGGAAAGGACGTTTGCTCGCTGCCTGAAATCTCAGGTCGCCGACTTGGGCTCCGCGGGGGCCGTCGCTTCATCGTCGAAGGCGACGACGCCAAGGCTGCGCAGCTTGAACGCTTCGGCGGTGGGCAGTTCGACGGTGTCGCCGGGGCCATAGGTCTCGCCGTCGCGGTCGAGCGCGTCGATGACATTGGCGGTGACGGTGCCGGTTTCGGGGGCGGGTTCGGGCTTCTTGGCCATGGTCTTCTCCTTTGGGTGGGGGCACGGCGCGAGGCGCGCCATGCCGCAGTCGCATCAGGCCGATCAGGCGATGGCGTTTTGCACGAAGTAACCGACGTCCTGCGCCGAGATCAGCTCGCGGACCCGCTCGCCGACGCGGATGCGGAAACCGCCCTGAAGGCCGATATCCGGATCCTCGATCCGCCCGGCCAGACGGTCGCCGAGCTGCGCCGTGAAGCCGAAGGTGATGCCGCCCTGCTCGACCGAGGCCAGCGGGTTGAGATGCAGAAGCGCCAGGTGATTGCCCCAGGTGCGCGCCAGCGCCGGGTTCTGGCCCGGCTTGGCGGTGTTCGCCCAGGCATCGCCCACCAGAACCTCGGTGATCCCGTCGCCCGCGAGCAGCTCCTTGAACTGCTCGATCGAGATCCGGCCCTGGTTGGAGACGTTGCCCTTGACCGCGTTTACGATCTTCGGGTGCGACGACACCTTCGACCAGACCGCACGCCCCATCACGACGGTGTTCGGGCGATAGACCAGGGTCGCATCCATCCCGGTCGCGATGACGCCGATCGGATCCGAGTTCGCATAGTCCGAAAACTGCGACCCGCCCGAAAGCGTGATCCGGCGGCTGGCCGCATAGGAGGCCGCGCTGAAGACCATGTTCGCCACCCGCGCTTCGCGGATGTTCTCGATGGTCTCGGTCAGCATCTCGGTCGCATGGGCTTCCGGGTCATAGATCGTCCGACCTTCGGCCTTGGCGGCATTCGCAGCGTCGATGTCCGATTGCGGAATCGGACTGTCGAGACCGTAATCAACCACGTCCGAGGTCACCTCGGTGCCGCTGAACTCGAGCTGCTTGACCGCGCCCTTGCGCCCGACACGCGCGTCGGGCGTGTTGAAGGCCTCGCTGATCGGGTAGACCGTGTATTTGAACTTTTCGTTCGACACCGGCAGGCGCGGCAGAACCTTGTCGGCAATCCGCATCGCGGAGCCATTCTTGAAGCCGATCGCCACGGCGGTAAGCGTGGCATCGACGACGAACGGGCGGCTGGTGGCCATGGGAACCTCTTGACTGTTGGGGGATCAGGCGCCGCGGTAGAACGCGCGCGGACCGACCAGAATTTCGATGACGTCGCCCGCAACGCCGGGGGCGAGCGCCTTGCCGACAACGGACATGAAGACACCGGCGGTGGGCACGGCGGCGATGGCGTTGCTGTTGGCATCCGCGGTCAACTCGGCGCCCGCGGTGACGGTGCCGCCCAGCGTGACCTGACCGATACCGCTTTGCGTGACATCGACCATGTCGCCCGCCGCACCGCCGAACTGGCCGGTCACGCCCAGCACCGGATCGGTATTGGCAGCGGCCGGGCCGATCTTGGTGCTGGCCGCCGCGTCGGAAAACTTGGCGATCTTGTACGCGCCGATCGCGGCGCTGGCCTCATAGGCCCGGATCAAGGTGGGGATCACAGCCGCATCTCCTTTTTCACATGCTGGATGGCGTCGATCATGCTCACCGAAAGGCCTTTCCCGGCCTGTTCGGTCTGGAAGGCTTTCGCCTTGTCATGCAGCACGCGCCCCTGCTGTTCGGCGTTCAGCGACAGGAACTCGCCGCCGGTCTTGATCGCGCTCGGCAGCTGCGCGGTGTGGGTCTCGCCCGCCACCGGCATGCCTTCGATCAGTTTGCGCGCCGTCTCGGGCTGCGACATGTGCAGCGCGATGAACTCGGCCCGGTTCGCGGCGTTCAGACCGACCCGCTTACGGGCGATTTCACCATCCACGAAGGCCTCGGACGCCGAGCGGGTCGCCGCTTCGCGGATGCCTTTCAGTTCGGCCGCCTGCGCCGTCACCTGCGCCTGCAGCGCGATCAGCGTGTCCTTGCCCGAGACCGCCAAGCGCGCGGCAGCGATCAGCGCCTCGCGGTTGCCATCGACGCCCAGGATCGTGCCCAGCTCGGACTGCAAGGCGATGTCGCCTTCGCCCTCACCTTTCGCCCCGGTCAGGGCTTCGACCGCCGCGATGATGTCTTCGAGCGTCGCGGTTTCGGCCAGGCCGAGCGCACGCGCCAGTTTCGTCAGATCCATGTCGGACTCCGAGTTGAGCGCGACGAGGCCGCGCAGGTTGGGGTAATTGACCAGGGAGGCCCGGGCGATCCGGCGCACCGTGCCGTCAGCGGCATAGATGATGACGGGCGAGATCCCGCGATAGGCCCGCTCGGCAAGCAGCGCGATACCCGCCGGGCTCCATTCGACCTGCCCCCAGACACCGTCGGGGCGGGCCTCCATAGAGACGATGCGTCCGCGCGCAGGCGACGGCAGGCCGAGGGGGGCAGCCAGATCTGCCGCATGGTTTTCATCAACGATCAGGCCACCAGCGTCACGCGCATCGGCCTGCAGCGATGCGGCGATGATCGCGGCCGGGTCAGTGACCCGATACGGGCCGCGGCCATCGTGGGTGCCGATCGTGCCGCCAGCGGAGGGCAGCAGATGCACCCAGTCCGGCGCATCCCCTTCGGGGAGCGGCTGGGCAGCGCAGAGCGCGAGGGAGGTGGAGGGTTTGTGCGTCATGGGGCCATCATGACGGCTGCGAGGCGGGCAAATAATCCGCAACACCTTGCGGGGTAGTCAGATCTGCCAGGTCACGCACAGCCTGCGCGGGCAAGGGGGCGTCTGTCAATCGCCGGAAAACGCGCCCGACAGCCAATCTCTGGTCTCGGCCAGGATGTTTTCTTTGTCCTCGTCCGAGAGGCCCAGATAGGGCCGCGCCGGGATGTCGCCCCAAAGGTGGGCATAGACCGACTTCGAGCCGCCGAACTGCATCATCGCAGCCTGCACGCGGTTCGAGCCGACCCGCACGAAATCAGCCCCGGTCGTCGCGAAGATCTGGCTGTTCAAGCTGCCAGATGTCCCAAAAAGCGGGCGGTGGTCGGATTTGCGCGCAAGCGTAACGGGCGAGTTCTGCGCCCAAGCCGTGCCATCAGGCGCCGTGCCTGCAGGAAATCGCGCCTTGGTCGAGGCCACCAGCAGCTCGCCGAGGTCATCCATGAAAGCGGTCATGTCGCCCAGCTGCTCCTGCAGCCGGTCGATGCCAGCCAGCACGGCGCCATCCTGGAATTCGATGGTGATCACGACAGCGCGCCGTCGGGCAAAGGATCAGGCTCAGGCGCCGAATATTTCGCCAGCTCACCCTCAAGCGTCCAGCCGATGGCCATCAGTTGCCATGCCAAGGATTTCGGGTTTCGCAACGGATCGGGGGCGTCATAGTCCTGTTGCCAAGGAAATGACGCTGGGGCGTCGGGATGCGCAGCGAAGTCCGCCAGGATCGATCTGCAATAGCCTTCGCCGACACCGACCACATTAAAACCTGTGATCTCTCCGGTCGAAAAATCGATATCAAACTCCATCCGGCCAGTGCGGCCCGGGTGTGCATCAACGGCTATGACGCGGGTGTTTGACATCTGATCCTCACACCTTCC